GGGGCCGAGATTATTTTTTACGTAATCGAATATCTCTTGTTGGCCTGTTTGTAGTTCTGACATACTCATATTTATAGCCTTTGCCTAGGCAATAAATATGTGTGATATGCCAAGATTATCCATTTTTAAGCCTGAAAAGGGCAATGACTACAAATTCTTCGATCGCAACATAAAGGAGATGTTCACTGTCGGAGGTACTGATCTACACCTACACAAATACCTAGGACCATATGACCAGGGAGACACTCAGAAAGACGGTGATGCATCACCAACACAACCACAATATTCTGGGGATAGCCTCAATGAAAGGACCATACAAGATCTGCTGTTTTTAGAGAACAGGGACAGGAAATACTCTGATGACGTATACGTTGTGCGTGGAATTTACAATGTGCAAGATGCGGACTTCAACCTGTCGCAGTTTGGTATGTTCTTACAGAACGACACGTTGTTTTTGACTGTGCATTTGAATGACATAGTTGAAAGGATTGGCAGGAAACCAATGAGTGGTGATGTGATAGAATTTCCACACTTGAAAGAAGACTACAGTCTAGACGAATCAATACCGATCGCCTTGAAAAGATATTACGTGGTGGAAGATGTCAACAGGGCCGCGGAAGGATTCTCACAGACATACTGGCCACATCTATTAAGATTAAAAATGAAGACACTGGTTGACGCACAGGAATTCAGAGATGTTATCGGAGATGCAACTACCGAAGGATCAGTTGCAAACTACATGAGCACCTACAACAGGGAAAAAACTATTAATGATCAGGTTGTGTTGCAGGCAGAACAGGACGCACCTAAGGCAGGCTTTAACTACAAACAATACTATGTTGCACCAATCGACGAGAGGGGTAACATAAGGACAGACAATGTTAACACCGAAGAAGACAGGGCGAGCAGTGATCAGACCGTGAACGCCGTGATTGATTCGCCCGCAAGTTCACACTATGGCTTCTATCTGGACGGCGACGGTGTTGCACCTAATGGATATCCTGCAGGGTTTGGTATAACTTTTCCTACATCAGGCGTTGACAAAGGAGACTATTTTTTAAGAACAGATTATCTACCTAATAGATTGTTCCGATACGACGGAAACAGATGGGTAAAGGTTGAGGATTCAGTAAGGATCACAACTACGAATAATGATTCAAGGGCAAATTATAAAACAGGATTTGTGAACAACAGCACTAGTTCTAGTATAAACGGTTTGACAGTTGAGCAAAGACAGGCACTGACAAATGCATTGAAACCAAAGGCTGACAATTAATGTTACATTTTTACGAAGGACAGGTTAGGAAATTTCTCACTCAATTCATCAGAATTTTAAGTAATTTTTCTGTTGAGACAGGTAAAACAAGCGACGGATCAATTAGTTTAAGGGCGGTGCCCGTTGTTTATGGAGATCCCACTAGGCAGGTGGCAAACATAATTAGAAACAACAGTGAGAATGCACTTAACTATGCTCCAAAGATCGCCTGTTATGTAAGGGAATTAAATTATGACAGGGAGAGGATGCAAAACCCTTATCACATCGAAAAACAACATCTAAAGGAAAGAAGTTTTGACGAGACCACAGGCGAATATACCAATCAATTGGGGGCAGGATACACAGTCGAAAAAGTGATGCCGTCGCCTTTCAGATTAGAAGTCACTGCTGATATTTTCTCATCAAACACAGATCAAAAATTACAGATACTGGAGCAAATTCTTTATCTATTCAACCCAGATTTTGAGATACAGAAATCAGACAACTACATTGATTGGACCTCGTTGAGTTATGTGGAATTGACTGGAATCACTTTCAGTTCGAGGACCATACCAGTCGGTGCAGACAGTGAGATTGACGTGGCCACAATGACGTTCTCCATGCCAATATGGTTGTCTCCGCCAGTGAAGGTAAAAAAATTAGGGGTTGTACAAAAAATCATAATGAGCATCTATGACGATGATGGTGGAATTGCAAAAGGGTTGATAGACGGAGAATTAGCATCAAGGAGTTTCATAACGCCAAACAACTTTGGTTTGTTGGTCACAGGAAATCAACTACGTTTGTTGGGTACCACAGGGGTCAATGTCAAATCGGGCGGAGATGGCTTCCATACTGGTGCAAGAGATCCTGGGTTGGCGGATCCCTTTGAAACATTTGGTCCAGCAGTCAATTGGAAAATTTTATTAGACCAATATGGTAAGGTAACGAACGGTACATCACAGATCAGACTCACACAACCAAACGGCAATCAAGTGGTTGGTACCATCGCCACAACCACGCTAGATGACACAATCTTGATGTACACTATCGATGGCGACACTGTGCCTGCAAACACTTTGACTGCCGTGAAGAAGATCATAAATCCAGCAACGTTCGATCCGGGCACACCCTCGAACGGTGACAGATATCTTGTAATAAACGACGTGGGTGATTCAACAGCAAGTTTCCAAAGTTCTACTTGGGGAACATTGGTTGCTACAGTGGGAGATATTATAGAATACAACAGCACCACCAGTAAATGGAACATTGCCTTTGATGCTTCAAATCCTGATTCGACACAACACTATGTTACCAACCTTAACACCGGTATCCAGTATAGGTTCAACGGTACTGAATGGGTTAAATCCTACGAAGGTGTATACACCGCTGGTAATTGGAGCATAGTGTTAGATGGTGGTTACAGTCAGACACCTGATGCTGACGCCAATGATGCTACTACTCCTTGATAAATTAAAGTGTATTTGTTATAATAAGCTATGAAAGAAAACATAGTCTGTTCTGGCGCACTGTTCTATTCCACGAGCACAAAACGTTTCCTGTTCCTACAGAGGACTGATCGGAAGACACAAGGGCTTTGGGGATTGGTTGGTGGTAAGAGCAAATTCACGGAAAGTGCATTTGAGGGTCTTAAACGTGAGATCGAAGAAGAAGTTGGAGACACTCCCAAGTTCAAAAAGGTGATTCCGTTGGAGATGTTCACGTCAAACGATCAGAAGTTCTTCTTCCACACGTATCTGATAGCGATTGAATCAGAATTCATACCAAAATTGAATGGGGAACATTCCGGCTATTGTTGGACTGCGTTTGAATGCTGGCCCAAGAACTTGCACATGGGTTTGAAAAATACTCTCAACAACAAAGCTATCAAAGGCAAGTTGCAAACTATATTAGATCTTATTGTTTAATAGGCCAAAAAAAAAGGCGATCCGAAGACCGCCTTTTGTTCTACTAAAAAGTATTAATATTTATTAGTTGTTTGTCCTTACTGCACAGTTTACCAATTTGATTCCTGCGTCAGTTGAACTTTCTAATGCTCTACCAATAACATTGAACGGAGAGATCGACTCACCCTGCGCCACTGTTCTAGCACAACCTTTTGTCGATGAACTGACAAGTCTCTGACCTTTTGTCACAGCACCTATGACCCTAACTGGTGTCCTACCTGTCATGGCAACAAACGGGTGTGTGGTGTTGTCACCTGCACCTGCGTTCATCATGTATGCTGGCTTGTCTGAGATTACACCAAACACATCCTCAGACATTTCTGAGTTGATTTCCGTGATCTCTGCTGAACCGCCAACCATTACCACTGAACCTGCTTCCATAGGAGCGTCTGCTTCGAAACGCTCGGCAACGTCCGCGTACTGCGCCGATGATGCCGTGGATGCAATCACATTGGTTGATGGATTGTATTTCAGGCCAGTGTCTGTTTCAATGCCCTGTGTTCCAGTTGCTCCATCTACTAAACAAATAAAGATGTCTTCATTGGCTGTGTTGTTCGCACTAACGGTCACCCCCGTGGCAACATCTGCTGTACCTGTCAAGTCACCTACAAATCCTGTAGCAGTTATCTTACCTGTGCTTGGGTTGTATGTGCATGTACCATCTGACTCCAATCCAAGATTACCACCATCAACGTCACCGCCGGCAGTGAAGACCATTGCATTGTTTTCATCAGTACTTTCGTTGTCTGTTATTGTAACTGTTGTTGCCACTGTGGCAACACTTGCTGTACCTGTTACGTTACCTTCGATGTTGGCCACGATCGTGGCAGCCGATGAGTCAGTTATCGCTGTGGCATCTGATCCAGATGTTGTCAGCACTGCTTTGAACTTGTCATCACCTTCGTTCCAGTAGAAGGCCGCGTTGTTTCCAGCACTGCCACGTTCTACCATTAGACCTGCGTCTAGGTCAGATCCACCTGAGTTGTTTTTAGAAACAATTATAAGGTTATCTTCTATGGAAAGGTTGTTTACATCTAGGTAAGTGGCACTTCCTGACACTGTCAAGTCACCAGTCACCGTTACGCTTCCTGAGAATGTTGCTAATGTGTCAGTTACTGTAAGTTCAGTGTTACCGTCACAGGTCACAGTGAAAGTACCATCTGAACCTGAGTCAGACACTGCCGCCGTGGTGTTGTTCGCTGTCAGTGTGGTCGTTGAGATGTTTCCAACCTCTGTGTCCACGTAGGCCTTGATCGACTGCTGTGTTGCCAGTTTTGTTGCCGAGTTAGAAGACATGGTGTCCTCGTCTGCCACCGTACCTGAGGCGAAATCAGCAAAGTCGATGTTTGAGATCGAGTTACCAGTACCATTTGCATCAAAAGTTTTATTTGTGAACGTGTCAGTTGTTGCTTTACCTACAAGTGTGTCAGTTGCCGCTGGTAATGTAACTGTTACATCGGCAGTACTTGCTGGTCCAATTAGTGTTGCTCCGTTGGTTCCGTTGTCAGTTCCTTCTAAGAATTTAATCTGACCTGCCGCACTGGTGCTGCCTGCACCAATTACTAAACTGTGTCCTGTTGCAGTTGTTGTAGTTGCCGCTACAGTTGTTATTCTGTCTGTTCCATCCACTTCGATTGTAACGTTTCCTGTACCACTGTCAGCGACTGTTACATTACTGTTACCTTGTGAGATTGCTGTTGTTGAAACTGCCGCGATTGAATCGTCTACGTATTTCTTGTTTGCGAATTGGCCGTCAGCACTTGGTGCCGCCGTCGCTCCGCCTGTAATTGTGTTGGCCGTGGCTGATATTACGATATCACCTACTTCCAAACCGTTGTTAACTCTAAAGTTTCTTGTTGTCATGGTTCCATATCTCCCGCATGATTATTATTAATATGTAGTATTTATTAGCTCGCGTGCAGTTTTATCATGTATGCACTCACAGTGGTACTCGCACCACTAGTGGAGGATATTTTGATGTCACCTGTAAATTCGGTATCGTCTTTTATTTCAGATGTGACCGCGATTTGATTCGTCCCTTTGGTGCTTACGAATCCTGCGTTAGCATGAGTAATATTATCCGATCCAAATGCAACCAGTATTTCATTGATAGCGTAGTGTCCTTCAGTGGCATTCTTGCTGACCAAGAAGTAAACCGCGCCATTGGTTGTCTTCTGTGCAAATGTATCAAATGATGTTGCACTTGACGAAATAGTCACTGGTGCTATTGCCTCCGAGTTGGCATAAGTGCCAGCGTTCGCCGTCATTGTGTCTTTTAACATTATTGCATGTACTGTGATCCTTAGGTTAGGTTCTAGGCCAGCACCTGATATCACCACGTTGTCACCACTGATGGCCGCAGTGAATGTGGCCAGAGTATTATTACCGCTGTTGACTACGTTGTACGTTGTTATAAATGCGTTTGTACCGTCATGTACCACCAATCCTTCCATGTTTGTAACTTCAGTTTTTGAATCGTTGTTCACTGATATAAACAGTTTTGCACCTCTGAAATCTGCATGGGCAAAACTTGTTATAGCCTCTGAGGCCGAATCAACATCAGTATTCTGTGTGACTATGATATTGCCTGAAGTCGCCGCTGTGCTGTTATCACCTAAACCAATTTTGTAATATGACACATTGCCGCCAACTGCATTCGTGCTTGCCGCTTTAAGTCTGACAACATTGTTGGAAGTGTCTGTGGTAAAAGTTGTCATAGCACCTGTGCCACTGGCTACCCCAGTTGTGTTAATAAATGGTGCTGTATCATTGTGTACTAAAGAAACCTTTTGTAGATTCACTGTATCTAAATGGTGATCATTTGTGCAGACATAGTAGAGAACACTGTCCTGGAATGTCTCACCAAACGAATCAATTGCCCGTGCAGTGGTTGTGATACGCTTGTTTGCCAAAGCACTTGCGTTAGTGTCGTCACTGGCATCAGGATCACCTACAGTACCAAAAGAGAGCGTTCCTGATCCGTCAGTGACTAGTGACTGACCGTCTGTGCCGTCCGCTGTTGGCAAGTTGAATGCAGTTCCGCCTGAAGTAATGACAAGTTTACTGCCATCAGATTCAATTTTTTCGTTGGCATCTGTAAAGTGTAATCCAACGTTGCTTGGTATAATTACATCAGCGGTTGCTGTTAATTTGATATTGTTACCTGTAATTGTTAAGTCTGTACCATCACCTTCAATTTTTTCTGCATCATCACCAAATGTGATACCGACGCCCGCGGGTATGTTAACATCAGCAGTTGCCGTTAAATTTATATCAGCACCTGAATTTATTGTTAAGTCTGTTCCGTTGCTAGTAATTTTTTCATTGTCGTCAACAAAACGTAATGGTATGCCACTTGGCACAACCACTGCTGTTGCGGCTGTAAGATTAATAAGGTTACCTGTAATAGTTAAGTCTGTGCCATCACCTTCAATCTTTTCTGCATCATCACCAAATGTAAGTCCTATGTTGGCAGGAATGTTCACATCGGCCCCTGCTGTTAAATTTATATCACCTGTGCCTTGTGGTGCAACTGTTATATCTGCGTTTGAACCGTTGGATGTGAAATCGTTTGCTGTAACAGAAGTTGCCGTCATTGCACCTGTTACTGTTGGGGTAGCGATAGTTGGTGAATTAATTGTTGGACTTGTTAGAATTTTATTTGTTAATGTCTGTGAACCTGTCAATGTTGCAACTGTTGAGTCTATGGCAAAGGTAACTGTGTTGCTTGATCCTGATGTGTCAATACCTGTGCCACCAGTGAACGTCATTGTTTCACTGTCTAGGTCAATTGATAATGCTCCGCCAGAATCTGCTTGGAAGTCAAGATCTTCTGCTGTGATTTGTGCATCAACATATGCTTTGATAGACTGTTGTGTTACCAAAAGAGTTGCACTGTTGCTTGACATGTTGTCTTCGTCTGCAATACCTGTTACTGTTGCTCCGGAGGCCAATGCTAAACTTGTAGATGAACTTAATGCACCTGCTACTACCAACGTTCCAGTTACATCAACGTTTTCCGCCATTGTAATTTTTGTTGAGTCTGAACTGTCTATTGTTGTGCCGTTGACTCTTAACGCACTTAATAGTACATCACCTGTTCCGCTTGGTTGGATGCTAATATCTGCATTTGAACCATTGGATGTAATTTTGTTTGTTGTAATTTCAGATATTGTGGCATCTGTAATATTAGGTGTAGCAATAGTTGGTGAATTAATTGTTGGACTTGTTAAAACTTTATTTGTTAATGTCTGTGAACCTGTCAATGTTGCAACTGTTGAATCTATAGCGAATGTTACCGCATTTCCCGATCCTGATGTGTCAATACCTGTGCCACCAGTGAACGTCATTGTCTCACTGTCAAGATCAATTGACAATGCACCACCTGAATCTGCTTGGAAGTCAAGGTCTTCTGCTGTGATTTGTGTATCCACATAATCTTTGACTGCAGCTGATGTAGGTAATGTTGTGTCATTATCGTTGGAACCTATCCCTTCTGACTCTGTGATTATAGCGGCCGCTTTAAAATCTGCAACATCAATGTTTGAAATTGAGTTGCCTGTACCTTCAACATCAAATGTTTTGTTTGTAAATGTCAAAGTATCTGATGCAACATTAGCATCTTGAGTATCTACATATGCTTTAATTGATTGTTGGGTTGCAAGTGATGTTGCACTATCACTGCCCATTGCATCTTCATCAAGTATCGTTGTCACTGTGGCACCGCTTGTGCCAACTTGTAAATTTTCTAATGTTACAGTGCCTGATCCACTTGCATTTATAAACAAGTCATCGTTGGATCTGTTTGTTGAAATACTATTATCTGCAATAGTTAAATCATTTAAAATAATACTTCCTGTGCCTGAAGTTCTAAGACTCAAATCTGCATTAGATGGAGCCACTAAATTTTGTATTGAAATATCACCTTCGCCAGCAAATACTAGAGCATCTCCTGCCTGATTTACTTTTATAACCTGTCCTGCTGACCCTATCGAGGTTAATCCTGTACCACCATTTGAAACTGGAACACTTTCTCCAGATTGAAATTCAGCCAATCCTGTGGCCACATTTGATGCATTGAATACTACTCGTACCGGTGTTTTATCTGCCATATCGTTTTCGTTCTGTCCCCGGCCTTCTTGTAATCACCGGATGGATATCCTATTAACAAGTGTATTTATTGTGTATTTTTAAAATTGAAACAAGGTCACATCAGTGACTTGATCTGTCAAAGAATCGCCATTTTGTAACGTAAAATTTTGCCCTGCTTCTGTGAATACAGGTATGGTTTCCACAGTTGCGTTAAACTCTAAAGTAAGGTCGGCTGTTTTTGCTAATAGTTGTGTATCAGTGAATTCAGTGCTTCCGTCACTAACAAACACTTTTACGTTTTGCACAGGTCTAGCCGCTGTTTTACCAGTTGCACCTAGAATAGATATAGGATTGGCCGATACTTTACTACCTTCTGGCAATGTTGCACCTGTCGCCGCAATGTTAATTGTACCTGTGCCGTCTGAAGAAATAGTTGCTCCGCCTAGGTCAATTGTTTCTGCGGCCAAAAATGCTGTCTGCCATCTTCGATTGGAACTACCTAATGTGAACACTCCGTTCTGGCTTGGTATGAGGTTGCCTGTTATTTCAACTCCTGCACTTGAATCTGTTGTGGATATGTTGGTACCGTTTATAGTTAAGCCTTCGATGTTGACATTACCTCCACTGCTGTTTAGTGTAAGGTCAGCATTTGACGGAGAAGATAATGTTGATCCAACTGCTGTAAGGTCGCCTAAACTTGTTGATGATCCACCTCCGCCTGTTGATACTTCGATACCACCTGCAGTTGATCCATCTCCAAGTCTTAAACTGCCCGAATCAACATCTACTGCTAGATATCCATCTTCTAGCACGTGGGTTGATAGATTGTAATCTTTATATGATCCTACTAGTTTCCTGAATGCCATGTACGCCCCTTAGTTTTGGCCAGATAATGTCTTTAATCTTTGTATGAATTCACTTTCTGTCTTGGCTTCTTTTTTCTTCATCTCTGCAGGCACGCCTGGTTGATCACCACCTGTTAGCTCTGGCTGTTGCACCAAAGGTGGGTCCTGTCTTGCCACTTGATCTGTTTCCGATTCGTCGGCATCTTGGCTTATGTGGTCAAACTGTGCAAGATCTTTGCCTGCTTCTTGTTTTT